GCAGGGCGCGCAAGGGCAGCCAGGAACGAGCGGTCCTGGCGGGCCACAGGGCAACGCCGGACCACCCGGACCAGCTGGTGAACAGGGACGCGAAGGACCGCAAGGACCGATCGGCCTACAGGGGCCACAAGGCGACACAGGACCGCCGTCCTTCCCCGACGCGCCTCCCGGCATCACTTACGGGCGGTTGAATAACGGCTGGATTCCCGTCCTTCCGCTGACCGGCGGCACAGTCCAGGGCGGGCTGACAATCAACGGCGAGGCGCTATTCCTCGACGACACGCGAGCCAAGGGCACGTTGACGCTCGACGTCGAACCGACACAACCCGATCACGCCGCGACGATGCGCTACGCCGACTCACTGGTGCCCGATCTGTCCCCGTATCTACGCAAGGACGGCGGGCAGATGACGGGAGCGCTCGCGCTCGCGGCTGATCCGGCAACGCCAGACCAAGCAGCGACCAAGCGTTATGCAGATGCGCTGGTGCCTGACCTGGGGCCGTATCTGCGCAGGGATGGCGGGCTGATGACCGGCATCCTGTCTCTCGCGCTTGAACCGACCGCTGACAACCATGCAGCGACCAAGCGTTATGCAGATGCGCTGGTGCCGCCGCCGCCTGACCTGACCCCGTATCTGGCCAAGGCTGGCGGACAGATGGACGGCACGCTGATAACAGCGCGCGGAACGAGCGTCACTGATCCAGGTCTGGCAATCGGCGACAATTCAACTGGCTTCTACCGCACCGGCAACGTCGTGGTTGTCGGGATCAGCGGCGAAGTCGTCATGCAGTGGTTCTACAATCAGATGATGGTTGCCGTGCCGATAAGCATGGTCAATCAGAAGATCACCGCGCTTGGCATGCCGACGCAGCCGCAGGATGCCGCAACCAAGTCTTACGTGGACACGCAGCGGGCGTCTTCCTTGCTGTTCAATGTTCCGGCTGATCTGGCGCTGCCTGTGAATGGTGACTGGATCGACCTGGACACAAGAGCATTCCCGATCCAGCGCGGCGGCATTTCGCGCATCATGGTCAGCCTGTCAGCCAATGTGAAACTGACCGGACCATCAGGCGGACAAGTCGGACAGGGCATCGTCTTCCTGGCCGCGCGCATTGCAGGCAATCCAGAACGTCACATCTGGGCCTATGGCATGGATCAGGTTCCCGTCGTCGGGCGCATAGCATCAGGCTTCACGGTCAACCTGTATGCGGATGTGCTTGGATTTAATCCGACTGTGACCGTCCAGCTTGCCATCATGGACGGTGGCCAGAATGCACCACGCCAGCCGGTTTCGATCACTGGCGGCGACGCCAGCGTGCCTGACCGTTCGCAATACGTCATGGTGGACCTGGGGCCAGCAGTATGAACTTCCGCGAACGGTTGGGCCTCTGGCTACTCGGAGCGCCGCAATCCTCCGCCGCGTCCGCGCCGGAGACGAAGGACAGCGCCGCCGTTACCTCAACCCTCGGAGGCCTGGGCTGGCCGCAACCGATGCTATACGCCGCGCTTGGCGGCTACGCGTCGAATACCGGCGTTCCCGTTACCCCGTTTACGTCGCTTCAAGCCGCCGCCGTTTACGGGTGCATCCGCGCGATTTCGCAGGACATCGCGACGCTGCAACCGTTCGTCCGCCGTCGCCTGGGCGGCGGAGGCTTCAAGCGCGACACGCGCCATCCGCTGAACAAGCTCTTTCGCCGCCCGAACCGCTGGCAAACATGGTTCGAGTTCATCGGCTACGCCGTGACCTCGCTATGCCTTCGCGGGAACGCGTTCATCGTGATCGAGCGCGACAAGGACGCGAACCCGATCGAACTCGTCCCGATCGCGCCCGACCGCTGCACGATCATGCTGACCGACGACGGAGAACTCTGGTATCGGATCAATTCGCGCCGCCTGGGTTATGGGCTACTCGTCCCGCCCGACGACATGATTCACGTCAAAAATATCTCGATGGACGGTTACGTCGGGGTCTCCCCGATCGCCATCGCGCAAGACGTGATCGGTCTCGCGCTCGCGACGCAGCAACACGGCGGCGTCCTATTCCGCCAGGGTGGACAGGTCGGAGGCGTCGTCAGCCACCCTGGCAACCTCAGTCGCGAAGCCGCCGATCGCGTCGCGAACTCATGGCGCGACACGCACGCCGGGGTGCAGAACTCGCACAAGGTCGCGATCCTCGAAGAAGGGATGAAGTTCGAGAAGGTCGCGATCACGAACGAGGAAGCACAGTTCCTCGAAACGCGCCGTTTCCAAGTGATCGACATTTGCCGCCTCTACGGCGTTCCGCCGCATCGCCTGGGCGAACTCGACAAAGCGACGCTGAACAATATCGAACAGCAGAATCAGCAATACCTCGATAGCGCGCTTCGTCCGACTGTTCGCTCGATCGAGCAACTGTTCGACCATCACCTCTTGTTCGACGACGAACGCATGACCCTGGAGTGCAAATTTGACTTCGACGACATGACGCGCGGCGATCTTAAGACACGTTACGAGGCATATCAGATCGGAACGCTCAATGGCTGGCTGAACCGGAACGAGGTCCGCGCCCGCGAGAACATGAACCCGATCGAGGACGGCCACGGCGACGAGTATCGCGTCCCGCTGAATACCGCCGTTCCCTCCGACAATTTGGCGCAGACGACGACCGCGCCAGCCGAGTCCGCGAGCGCACCCTCCGCCGCTCCGACGAAACCGGAACCGGGACTGACCGATTAACGATTTCTACGTCTACATCCTGTTTCGCGAGAACGGCTTGCCATTCTACGTTGGCAAAGGGCGGCGACGCCGCTGGGCTGTCCACGAGGAACAAGCGCGCAAGGGAAGAAAAGGTCATCGCTTTTCGATCATTCGCGACATGCAGGCACGAGGCACTGAAGTCCCAAAGGTTAAGTTGCATGAGGGCCTGACTGAAGTTGTCGCGCACAACTATGAAGTCACGCTAATCGCCGCCATCGGACGCAAGCCACACGGGCCACTCGTAAATGAAACGGATGGCGGGGAGGGGGCAAGCGGTTACAAGTTCAAGCCAGAAAACATACGGCGCGGCTTTACGCATTCCTCGGAAACTCGCGCCAAGATCGCAGCGCAACGTGTCGGCTGGAAGCGACCACCGGAGGTTACAGAGCGGATTGTCGCAAAGCTTCGCGGCAAGAAGCAGACGCCCGAACGCATCGAAAAGAGAATTTCCAAAATACGCGGTCGCAAATACAGCGACGGACACGTCGCGAATATGGCGGCGGCTTTGCGTGGCAGGAACCTATCAGACGAACACGCGGCCAAGGGGAGGGCGATCTTGCGCGCGCTATCAGATGATCCGGCGATCCGTGCCAAACGCGAACAAGCAAGACTAGAGGCGCTCCGAAAGCCTGAGGTCCGAGCGGCGAACGCGGAGCGCGGGCGGATGATGTGGAACGATCCGGCAATTCGCGCGAAGATTCTAGCGGGTCGACGCGCGGCCAAAAATAAGGAACTTCGCTTACGCTTCTGCGGCGGCTGTTCGATCTGCGATATACCGCCATTCCATCACGGCCAAGGTGGTGGAGCGAGCGGATGGATGTGCAGCCATGCGGCATCTCTAAGTCAAGCTGACATCATTTCGGCTTACGCGGAGACTGACCGATGCAAATAGTTAGCGCGACGCAATTCAAGACGTTCAATCGAGGCCGCAACGTAACCCGCGCGGGTGTCGGCGTCCGGAAGCAAATGATCGCGCCCGCCGAACTGGTGAACGACGGACTGATACGCGCGCTCCGCTTCACGATCTCGACCGATAGCGTCGACCGCGAACAGGATAGGATCGCACTCGCTGGATGGGACCTCGCCAACTTCAAGCGCAATCCCGTCGTCCTCTGGGGCCATGATTCAAGCCGTCTCCCGATCGGACGCGCGTTCGATGTGAAGATCGAGGGCGGCGCGCTGAAAGCGTCCGTCGAGTTCATTCCGACCGATACGCCGGAAGGGGGACAGTTCGCCGAGTCGGTCTATCGCCTCGCGCGCGGCGGCTTCCTGGGAGCGACCTCGGTCGGGTTCCGCCCGCTAAGATGGGACTACACGAACGACCAAGCGCGCGGAGCCGACGACTGGTTCCCTGGGATCGACTTCGAGGAACAGGAACTCGTCGAGCTTTCCGTCGTCACCGTTCCCGCGAACCCGGAAGCGCTGATCGAAGCGCCAGGACCGGGCGAGGGGACCGCGATCGCCGCCGATACGCCGCCCGTCACGGGCGAGGAAGTAACAGGTCTCTCCGTCGACGCGTTGAACGCGATGCAGGTGGAGATCGCAGCCAAGCAAGAAGAAGCAAGAGCGCGAGCGCGCCGACGTCGCGTGTTCCAACTGGCACTGGCAACGGACGGATAAGGAACCCGCGCGGAACACGCGCATTATGGAGCAAAAAGCAATGGCCACACTTTCCGAAAAGCACCGCCAACTAAAGCGCGACCGCGCTGGGATCGTCGATAAGATGTCGGCGATCGTCAAAGAGGACGAGGACGACAAGCCGCTATCCGACGAACAGTCGACGACGTTCGACGAACTCGCCGCCTCGCTCGCCGCGATCGACCGGCGGCTACAGCGCGTCGCCGCCGCCATGCAAGCCGCCGCCGAAGGGGCGCAGGACGCGAACGGCGATGGCGAGGACGACGACGAGGACAAAGGCCTGGACAAGCGCGGGAGCTTCCGCGTCCGCTCTGACAGAGTCCCGGCGCGCGCCAAGCGCGACCCGGACGCCGGACTGAAGGAAAAGCGGGGCGTCAAGGCCGCGCGCTACGTCCTCGGCCTGCTGCACTCGCGCTTCAATCACGTCTCGATCGAGAAGGCGGCGGAGTTCATCAGCAATCGGTTCGGCGACGACGTCGTCGCTCGCGCGCTGAACTCCGGCATCACGGGCGAAGGCGGCGCGCTGATCCCGCAAGACTTCATGGCCGACCTGATCGAGCTTCTCCGCGCGATGACCGCCGTTCGCGGCGCGTCGCCGATGGAGATCGGGATGCCCATGGGGAACTTGACGATCCCGCGCCTCGCTGGCGGCTCGACCGCGTCCTATCAGAACGAACTCGACGACATCAGCATCTCGCAAGAACGCTTCGACGACGTGAACTTCGTCGCGAAAAAGTTGACCGCGATGGTCCCGGTGTCGAACGATCTGATCCGCCGCGCACCGATCGGAGTCGAGGAAGTCGTCCGCGATGATCTCGTGCCGA